GTCATTAACGTAAACAATGCCAACAATGGGATGGGATTTCAGTTTTACCGTGGGCAACGTATCCATCTGATCGACGGTTTTACAATCAATGGGACTGCCGGTTGGGTTTCCCACTGTAGTTGGAACACTAATGTGTACGGGGCAGCTTTCGATGCTTACGGCACAGGTTCCGGGACTCAGATTGGGGCACACGTCGTTATCAATAAAATGTACTATGGGGTATTGTCGGATCAGGGGGCAAGTATCAGCTCTCCTACGGGTTTGACAATAACAGAAGCTGGAGATGCTGGGGTGCTGGCCCGCTGGTCGGGTAGTGTAGACATTGAAAATGCCACATCCACTAATACGTGTGATACGACTGCGGGAAATAATTTAGGCTTTGGATTTCTCGCCGAAGTCGGGGGAAGTGGTCATTTTGATGGGGGGACGGCAACAGGAAATAACGTGGCGGGAGCCGCAGCGCAAAATGGCGGTGCGGCTTGGGCGCACAACATGACCCTGAACAGCAATACCTACGGACTCTATGCAAACGAGGGCGGCAATATTGAAGGTAATAGCTCGACCATCACTGGCGGAACAAATGGAGTTCAATCGAACGATGGCGGCTATGTCAATGTCGTTGGAGTAACTGCATCTGGGGCTAGCGGTTCGGGTATGAACGCGGCCAACAGTGGCATAATTGATGCCGGTGCAGGGGCAACTGCAAATACAAATCCGAACGGTTTTACGCAATTTACGGGCGGTGTTATTTATGGAACGTTGAATGGTACGGGCAATACTTTTAATTTGTTCGTAAACGGGAATGCAATAGCCGGTACTACAATAACCGCCAGCAGTACTATTACCCCCTCCCAAACCGCAGGTATCGTCGGCACCACTACCAACAACAACGCCAATGCGGGGAGTGTGGGGGAGTACATATCCAGCACTGTGGCCTCCGGCTCCGCTGTTAGTCTAACCTCTGGAACGCCTGCTAATGTGACTTCAATTTCCCTGACGGCGGGAGATTGGGATGTCTTTGGAGCTGTCGATTTCAATGTCGGGGCAACTACAGTTGTACAGCTCTTTGGAGGCTCTGCGAGCACTACTTCCGCAACCAACACTTCCGGTTCTGTGTTCTTCTCCCCGGGCTTTGCCGCAGGAGTTACAACCACAGCCGGCGGAGCCATCCCGACTATCCGATTGAGTCTTGCCTCTACCACTACTGTATACTTAGTGGCACAGTCTAATTTCACTGTCAGCACTATGAGCGCCTATGGGTTTATTGGTGCCCGTCGTCGTCGTTAACAGGAGTCTGCCATGGCAGAGCAAGGATCATATCCATTAAACGGCCGAACACTTCAGCCGACGGATACAGTAACGGGGGTGGTTACAGGCCAGACAGCAGATATTCCACTGTCGGTGTTGGCTTCTTTTTTAGCGATTGGGGGAACTCCCTCGGGGCCGACCACCTCCCGGCCCACTCCTACATTTGTAGGGCAGCCTTATTTCGACACTACCCTGGGATTTATGGTCTGGGCTAGCCAACTTTCACCCTCTGTCTGGGTAGATGCTGCTGGAGTTTCGGTATGAAAAAACTAATTGCAGGTCTGTTGCTGGGAGTTTGTGTCTCAGCGGCTTTTGGGCAAACCTTCCCGGTTAACAATTTGACCGTGGCAGGGACCTCGAATTTCGCGGGGCAGTCTACTTTTACATTGTCTCCGACCGGTCCCACCCCTGGGATCGGGGACAGCACTACCAAGTTAGCTACAACTGCTTTTGTAACGGGGAATTTCGTTCCCCTGTCAGGGTTGGCCGGATTAGCGCCAATCAATTCCCCGACTTTCACGGGAATCCCTGCAGCCCCTACAGCTAGCTTCGGCACCAACACGACCCAACTAGTTACAACGGCCTTTGTTGCACAAAGCAAAGATTGCCCCTCGATTATGGATTACGCGGGGATTAATACAGGTATGGGGGATAATTCTACTGCGTTTAATGCAGTGGTAGCGGCACAGACCTCAGGAAAGGTTTGTGTGTACTTTCCTCCAGGAAATTATGCTTTTACGAATTCGATTTCTTATACATTTCCGAGTTCTACTGGGGGGTCGATCACTATTAAAGGGGCAGGAGCTGACCTTACAAACCTGACTTTTAATAAACCCTCCGCAAGTTTGCTGACGATTATCTTTCAGGGGCCCTATAACTCAGCCCATGTTAGGGATATGACAATTGCTTCGGCAATTGCCGCTTCGTCAAACACAGGATTGTTTTTTAGTCAGGGTGTGTCAACGGTTTCAAATCCCGCAAATAGCGCTTTGTCCGATGTCACTGGGGTGACCTTCCGAGGAGCTGATGGGTATGTAGTCACAGATGGATGGTCAACGGGAGTGTTGGTTTCTTCAGTCTCTAATGTTAATTTCACTAATGATGTTTGGGTAGGGCCATCTGCTGGAACTGTAGGGGTTTTGCTGCAAGGAACATCTACTGCGTTGGGGGTGGTTTATCAATTTCAGGGATGTACTTTCAATTACATCAATATCGGAATTGAGTACGCGCAGTGGGTTCAAGGAGTGACGGTCGCACAGAGCAATTTCACCGGGGGTGTGGACGGGATTTTAACACCAGCCTCGCAAGCGGGATTAGATGAATTGCTGGTGTATGGAAATCAGTTTAATGTCTCTGGAAATGGGATTTTCCTTTCCACTGGCGTTGAAAGTGCTCAGATATTTGGAAATATTTTCCTGGTTCCAAATAGTGCAAATGGTATTTTCATGTCTTTTGCGGGGAACAATGTCATCGCAAACAACACTTTCGAGCCCGCTAATGGATCCCCAGCCGGAAACAATGGGCTAGTGATTTCAGGGACTATAAATAACTGGCCAAATGTTATTACAGGGAATTCCTTTAATCAGATGAAAAGCGACGGGATTCAATTGGGATCTGGATCTACAGGGAATAACGTGCAGTCTAATGCATACTTCGGTAATGGGACAAATATAGTTAACGCCGGATCTGGAAATACAATAGGTGGAGGGTCTCCGTAATGGCTTCAACACAATTTCAAGACTACAATCAGAACAATCCGATTGTTAGTAGTTGGCTTAATGACGTGAACGCGGCCACTTACACGGCAAAAGGAACTGCGAAGACCTCGCTACAGTCAGCCGCTGCTTGGGTGAGGTTTGCCGTGGTGGCGGGAGTGGTCACGATCCAGCAATCGAGTAATATCTCCACGGTAGTACGTACCGGGGTTGGGGTGTATGTGGTTACGTATGCAATCCCAATGGTCAATGCCACAAATTGCTATGGGGTGACTACGAATACAGCTGGATTTAGTGAAGCGTCAGCCGAAGCAACAAACAGTGTTACGATTACTTGCACGAATACTGCGAATGCTGCAGTTGATCCCGGGTCAGTGAGTATGTTGATTTTTGGGGCAGATTGAACTTGGGTTTTCGACAGACTTTAATAAAAAGTAATATGCATAAATAACCCATCGGGGCACTGGATGCTAAACGTGAATGAACTCAAAAAACATCTGATGGTGGCCACGGCCCAAGTATCCCCCCCGGCGGGTGTGACGGTTTGGCTGACTTTGGGGAATCATTTGGATACATGGATTAAGTTGGCCACACTGATTTACATCGTGGGGCAGATATGGTTTCTGGGGGTGAAGGCCTGGCTGCTACTGAAAAAGAAAATGGAGATTGATGATGGACCCGACTAATTTGGCGCTGTTGATTTCAGAGTTGCGAATTGATGAGGGGGTCAGATATGAGCCATATAATGACAGTCTCGGGATTCCTACTGTTGGAGTTGGTCACAATTTGCAGGCTGCTCCATTGCCAGATGTTTGGGCCTACCCACTGAATGATGATGAAGTAAATCAACTGCTGACTGAAGATCTGCAGACTGTTTTCACTTCCCTCGACAATAACCTGCAATGGTGGACTGATCTCAACAACGTTCGACAGAGGGTACTTGCTAATATGTGCTTTCAGATGGGGATCGGGGGGTTGTTGGGATTTAGGAATACTTTAATTTTTATTCGACAGGGGCAGTATTCGGCAGCTGCTTCTGGCATGCTCAATTCTAAATGGGCCGATCAAACACCCGCACGTGCGCAACGATTGGCTACTATGATGTCCACAGGAGTTTCACAATATTCACAGGAGCAAGTATGAATACTCTGCAATTCGGTATGGCAGTTCTGGACTGGCTGCAATCGGACCCGAGTCATGTAGTAGTTGCCGCTTCGGCTGTTGCTGCTATAACTCCCACGCCGGTCCCGGGAACGATGTATGCGAAGCTCTACAAGATCGTGGATCTGTTCGCAGTGAATGTTTTTCGAGCGAAAGATACTGGGGTCACGCCGGCAGCAGTTGCTGAACAATTGGCAGAGTTGCTTGCAAAGAAATCAGCTCCAGTGGCTGCCGCAGCGCCTGTCTCGACCGTTGTTACCACCACTCCCTAGGAGGAAATATGAAGAAGCTTCTAGTAGGTATGTTGTTTGTTGTATTGGCAGGCTGTTCGTCGTTGGGATTGACTCCGGCAACGAGCCCCTCGCAAGGACTTGCTTACTCTTACGGCACTGTGGCTGCTATTCGTTCTTCGGCTGCTGCTGCATTGACTGCAGGGACCATTACGA